ACGGGACCGACCGGCTTGACCGGCCCCACGGGGCCGACCGGGGATACGGGCGCTGTTGGCCCCACTGGCCCGACTGGCGTTGCGGGTTCCGCAGGCCCGACTGGCCCCACGGGCGCAACGGGCTCGATCGGCCCGACTGGCCCGACTGGAGACGCCGGCATCGCTGGCCCCACGGGTCCGACCGGGAACACCGGCCCGACTGGGCCAACGGGAACTCTTGGCCCTGCCAGCTACAACCGCACGTCCTACACGGCGACGGGCGGTCAGACGACGTTCTCTGTCACATATACTGTTGGCAACATTCAAGTGTTCGTCAACGGCGTTCTCCTGAATGCTTCGGACTACACGGCGACGAGTGGAACGGATGTTGTTCTCGCTACGGCTTGCACCGCCGGCGACATCGTTGAGTTTATTTCTCTGAATGTCGGCAATCTGGGCGCGACTGGTCCAACTGGACCAACTGGAGCATCTGGGCCTAATGCGATCGCTATTGGCACCACCACGATTACCAGTGGAACGTCAACGCGCCTGCTTTACGACAACGCTGCGGTAGTTGGCGAGACAAGTGGTATCACGACGGATGGTCTGAAGCTTACTTTGGCTGGAACGAGCGCGTCTCTGGCGGCTCTCGTCACCAATATGTCGGAGATAGCTACCGTCTCGGCAACTTCGTCTACAGGTACGATTACCTATGATGTGACCACGCAGTCGGTGCTGTATTACACGGTGGCTGCTGCTGGGAACTGGACGATCAACTTCCGTGCGAGCAGCGGCACAAGCCTCAATACGGCGATGGCGACTGGTCAGGCTGTCACGGTAGCCTTCCTGTCAACGAATGGGCCGACTGCTTACTACAATACTGCGGTGCAAGTTGATGGTTCTTCCGTCACGCCTAAATATCAAGGCGGCACGGCTTGGACAGGTGGCAATGCTTCCAGCATTGATGTTTACGTGTACACAATCATCAAAACTGGAAGTGCGGCATTTACCGTTCTCGCTGCTCAAACCAAGTATGCGTAGGGGGTTATATGCCTAACATTATCACTCAGGGTGCTGGTTCGGCGCAGGGCTATGGGTTCCTTGCTCGAACTGGCGCGCCTGTTTACATTGAGGATGTTTTTTCCACTGCTGTTTATTCTGGTAACGGCGGCACTCAAACGATTACGACCGGGCTCGATCTTTCGACACAGGGCGGTCTTGTTTGGATAAAAAACAGAACGAATACGGGCGGTGTTCCTCACGCTTTTACGGATACCGCGCGCGGCCCCGGAACGGGAACTACGAACACGGCGACAAATGTTCTAACGTCCGATTCTACCGGGGGAACTGGCGGCAGCCTTCCTGCAACCGGCAATGATTATTTGAGTGCGTTTGGGACTACTGGTTTTACAGTAATTTCTTCTAACGGAGCCAATAACTCTACACAAATAACGAACCGTTCGGGCTCAAACTATGTCGCTTGGTCTTTTGAGAAGAAGCCAAAATTTTTTGATATTGTGACCTATACAGGAAACGGAGCGGCTGGCACACGCGCTATACCTCACAACCTCGGGTCTGTTCCGGGGTGCATGATTGTTAAATACTATTCTGGAACAACGCCCGGCGGAACTGATTGGTATGTTTACCATCGCGGACTAACGACGCCTGCAACCCAGTTTCTGCGTCTGGCTAACACGGCCGGTCAGGCAACATCAACGATTTGGGGCAGCACTGCTCCAATTGCCACCGAGTTCTACGTGGCGACGACGACTCTCAACCAGAGCGGCACAAACTACGTCGTTTACCTTTTCGCCCATGATGCTGGGGGGTTTGGTCTTTCTGGTTCCGACAATGTGATTTCATGCGGGTCTTACACCGGCAATGGAAGCGCGTCTGGTCCAACGGTCACTCTTGGATACGAGCCTCAATGGCTTTTGATTAAAAGGTCACAAGCGTCAACCTCAAATAGTTGGTGCGTCTATGACAACATGCGCGGATTGTCGTTCGCGGCAAGTCCGTTTCTTCAGCCAAACACAACCGGCGCAGAGTCTACTGGCACTGATGTCGTGCCTACGGCAACGGGTTTTCGACTAACCAGCACTAGCACAAATACTAACTCTTCTGGTTCTTCGTATGTCTATATCGCCATTAGACGCGGTTTGATGCGCGTTCCGACAAACGGCACCAATGTTTTTACGCCATTTGCTCGAACGGGGACTGGCGCTGCTGCTACGTTCACCGGGGCCGGCTTCCCGGTTGATTCTGCATGGATAAGAAGTCGCGCAGGCGGATCAACATTTCCAGAAGATCGCTTGCGCGGCGTCAATCTTTCTCTCAGCACCACGTCAACGGCTCTTGAGGTAACTCAAACTCAGTTCATAACTGGGTTTGATTCTATGACTGGATATTCAATCGGAACTGACGCAAACGTAAATGCTTCTGGCGTCAGTTTTATTGATTGGAGCTTCAGAAGGGCCGCAGGCTTCTTTGATACAGTTTGTTATACTGGAACCGGGGCTACGGCGAATATTTCACATAATCTCGCTGCTGTGCCGGAGCTTATGATAATTAAACGTCGTAGCGGCGCTTCCCCCGGAAACTGGGCAGTTTATGCTAACGGAATTGGGTTGTTCACGTTGGTGTTGAACAATACAAATGCCAAGCAGGCCGACTTCAACGCTTATTTCGCCAACACTACTCCGACGTCCTCTGTTTTTACAGTTGGGACGGATGCAGACACAAATGCTTCTGGTAGCAATTATCTTGCTTACCTCTTCGCTACTTGCCCCGGAGTTTCAAAAATAGGGACATATACGGGGGCCGGTGTAGGAACTGCTGTTCAAGTGGACTGCGGCTTTTCAAGCGGAGCCAGATTTGTCCTAATTAAGAGAACCGACGCTGCCGGAAACTGGGCTGTTTGGGACAGCGCGCGTGGTATCGTTGCGGGCAACGATCCCTATGTTGTACTCAACAGTTCGATTTCTGAAGTTACAAGCACGGATGACATAGATACATATTCCGCTGGCTTTGAGGTTAGTTCTTCTGCCTCAACGCTCTTCAACGCAAGTGGCGGCGTCTATGTTTTCCTCGCAATAGCATGAGGCATGTCATGGAAGTGCGTGTTAGGTCTACTGGTGCCGTTATGCTTGAAGACCAGCTCCGTCGCTGGCTTCTTGAGACGGGTGGCCCATCATACGATACTCTGACGACCGAAGTCATGGAGGCAATCGGCGTCGATCCCGTATTCGAGGGGCCGCAGGCTCCTAACGGAACTGTGTATCAGTATTCAGTTCGGGATGGCGTTGAGCAGGGTTCTGACGGAAAGTGGTACACTAAGTACGTACTTGGACCGATCTTTACGGACAACGCAGATGGAACTGCTGTTCAGCAGGAAGCTGCTTACAAATTGCAAAAGGACGCAGAGCAGGCTTCTATTATTCGGTCAGACCGAAATAAGAGGCTGGCTGATTGTGATTGGACGCAGCTTCCCGACAGCACGGCTGACAAGCCCGCGTGGGCTGTGTATCGGCAGGCTCTGCGTGATGTCACAGCGCAGGCTGGGTTTCCTTGGAATGTTACTTGGCCGACTGAGCCGGGAGTTTAACGATGACGATCCCTCGCGACCTATCCAATCTTGCGCCGGGCGCGAACACCTCTGGCGTTTTGCAGCCGTCTAAGGGTGGCACCGGACTCACTTCGCCGGGTTCGAACGGTAACGTCCTTACTTCGAACGGTACTGCTTGGGTGTCGTCTGCTCCTGCGGGCGGCGGCGCAATTAACGTGCAGACGTTTACTTCGTCTGGCACATGGACGAAGCCTTCTGGCTATTCCGCAAGCTCGCGCGTTCTTATTCAAGCATGGGGCGGCGGCGGGTCTGGCGGGCGTGGAAACAGTTCTGGCGGCGGCGGAGGGGGCACCTACATCGAGAGATGGGTTTTGCTTTCTGACATGGGAGCAACTGAAACTATTACAGTTGCCGCTGGTGGCGCATCTATAACGACAAACTCTACGAACGGTGCAAGCGGTGGCAATACGACGGTTGGTTCTCTTATAACGGCTTATGGCGGCGGCGGGGGGCAAGGAGCCGGGGCAACCAATTATGCCGGCGGTGGCGGTGGAAGCCCGTTTGCCGCTGGCGGTGTTGGAACCACTAGCGGAACAAACTTAGCCCGATTGGGGGGTGGTGGTTATAGAAACGGGTACGCAAACGCTACAATTTTTGTACGATCAGAGCAAAGCGCCACTGTTCAGCAATCAGATTATTCTGCTGATGCAACTAATACATGGGGCGGCGGCGGCGGTGCTGGTGGATTTGAATCCGGGTGTAGCAACTTTGACTTTAGAGCTGGTTGCGCCGTTTACGGCGGAGCCGGCGGCGGATCGTCGGCGTCATATCCCACCGGCGGGACAAGTGTTCTCGGTGGGAATGGGGGCGCTGGAAATACAGGCGCGAATGCTACGGCTGGGTCAGCACCTTCTGGTGGTGGCGGAGGCAGCCGTGATACCTTCAACTCCGGTGCTGGCGCACGCGGTCAGGTCATCATCACTGTATTCCCAGCTTAATAGGTGATCTATGAGCTACAAATGCCTTTTAGATAGCGCAACAAAAGTGGTCGTGAACGTGATCGTTCTGGAAGATGGAGCGGAATGGTCGCCCCCGGAAGGTCAGGAGCTTGCGCCGCAGCATACAGGCAATATCGGGGATACATGGGATGGGACAAAGTTTGTTTCACCGCCCCCGCCTGTCGATGAGCCTACGCCCGATGTGGCTGGAACTCAGCCGAATGTTATCGGCTAAAATTCTTCCTAAGCTCGGCGACCTCAAAGGTACGATCTACGATTTTGAGGTCGCGGGTGAAATCCTGCCCAAGCATGTTCATACAGAAGAAAACGTCCACATTACTATTGTGGCGAGGGGAAAGATTAAAGCTTACTCCCACGACTGGGAGCGCGAAGCAATCGCGGGGCAGATTTTGGATTTTCGCGCCGGAGAGCCGCACGAGATAATGGCGCTTGAAGATGGCACTCGCATAATCAATATTGTAAAGAAGCTAGGTGGTAGCTTAGGTCACATTGATTTATAATCGGCATTGATAGGGGGTCACATGCCATTCAGTTCTCAAGCTGGCAAGTACAGCATCAAATGGGTTATGTCCAAAATTCCGCAGCCTAAAACTGCGTTGGACATAGGTGTTGGCGAAGGAACTTACGCCAAATTATTTCCAAAACTTGAATGGACAGGCGTCGAAATATGGGAGCCATATATCGAAAAGTATGGCCTCAAGAACCTATATACTAATCTCCATGTCGCAGACGCGCGTGAGTGGCAGACAGATAAAAAATATGATGTTTGCTTCCTCGGCGATGTTCTTGAGCATATGGCGCAGGATGAGGCTCAAGCGCTTGTCCGCAAGGCTAAACGCTGGGCCGACACGGTAATCGTCAGCATCCCTATTGGGCACTATCCGCAGGGTGAGTATGAGGGCAACCCGCATGAAGCCCACGTCAAGGATGACTGGTCAGATGCAGATGTAAAACTTTGTTTCGGTAAGCCTACGTGGTCCTACATCGAGGGTGAGATTGGAGTTTATGTTTACTCCAA